AACTGGGCGCCGTGGACTAATATCGTGTTTGATGTTGTGTACGTCACATGGCCAGTGCTATCAAATGTGTTTCCGGTTGCCGCCTCAGCGATTCCAATAACAACAACCGTTGATGACGCTAATCCGATTTGCCCGCTTAGTGTGCATCTATACCAACCACCACCAACATCTTCTTGAAGTGTTGAATTTATTGTTCCCGAGGTTGATCCAACGTCTGTTTCACTTGCCGATGATCCACCTGTTAAATCAAAAACGGCAGAAACAAAATGCTCCGAACCTCCTTGGAATGAAATCCAAGCGTAATTATTCGTTCCAGCTTTTAAATATACGGAATATGTATAGTCTGTGTTGATTGCAAAGGTTGTGGCTAAAAAATAGTGGTGCTTTGAACCAACACCATCACCTGTCAACGTGGAGGCTGAATTTGCGACTCCATCAGGACCAGTCGCATCCTGAGCGTCAGAGGAATTTGTGTTTGTCCACGCCGTAAAGTCCTGACTCTCTGTAATCAAATTCGTCGCCGCCGGTTCGACCAGCAGTCCCCTTAGTGTCCCACTGGTATCGTGATCGTAGGGGAGGGCGTAGGCGGCAGAGCCTGCCGTTGCCACATAGCTTTCATCGGCGGGCGTAGCGAAGACTTGAGCCGTTCCGCTGCCCGACGTGGAGCCAAGCGTGAGCGTGGTCGTGGCTGCCGTGAATGACAAGGGAGAACCTGCCGTGGCCGTTCCCGTTGCAGCGCCCGAGGCCGTTATGGAGACCGTGCCTGTGACGAGTAGCTTGTACGTCTGGCCAGATACGACCGTAATACCCTGATCTGCCGGTGATGCGCTGTTGAGATAGAGATTATGAGCCGCATACGTCAGGTTCCCGCTCGCATCTAACACGTTCTTGATGGACGGGCTGGTATACGTCAGCAGATCATCAGGCACGCCGTCGAAGTCATTGGCTGGCGTCGAGGCGTCGAGCACATAGGCGCTGCCGTTGAAGTCCTGGCTGTTCTTGAAGAAGTCGTCGGTGAAATCCAGCGACAAGCTGTCCGTTTCGCCAAACACGCCCTGGCGCGCGCCAGAGCACGGTTCTGCCGACGCTTCGAGCGTCCGTATTGCGACACCTGTTGGCATTAGCTCATACTCAGTCCAGCGGCGAATCCGTACCAAGTCGTGCCCGCGTCGGTTGTCAGGAAGGTGAGGATATCAACACCGCTAGTCGTCAGCGTCGGCGCATTGCCACCCGCCCAATCAACAGCTGCTGGCCAGTTGACCGTCTGAGAGCCGCCGTTCGTCAGGATCAGCGTGAACGACCCGCACGTGCCCGAGGCTGGCGGGTTGGAGAAGGTGAACGTCGTCGTGGACGTATCCACCGTGCCCGTCACGACGTTGCCAAGCTCCAGATCGATGTCCTGCGTGCCGCCGCCAATTGAGCCAATTGCGTTGACCGTTTCGCCGTAATCGCGCAACACAGGCTGGTCAATGATCTGGTCCGCCGCCGACAAGGTGCCCGAGAGCGTCGTCGCACCCAGCGTCTTGTTGGTAAACGTCGCCGTGCGTGCGTCCTGAAACGCCGCGACGTTGTCAACCGTGATCTTCTTTGAAACAGGCGTGCCGCCCGGATCGTCGATAATCACCATCAAGTCGCCGGATGTCGGCGTCGTGGCTAGCTCAGTGAGTGCTGAGACTTTGGTGTCTGCCATCTATCTACTCCAGAAGCATGTAGTCGCCGGTCTCAAGGAGGTAGAAGTCACTTGAGCCTGTTTCGAGGAGATACGCATCACCTGTCGGGCCACCGCCGCCCGCAATCGCAAGGTCGTCAATACTGTGATACTGCGCTTCGCCGCGATTGATCGCGAGGGCGTGCATGGCACCTGAAACGTTGGTGTAGGACGTGCCCAGGGTGCTGTTGATCCAAGCCAGCATTCGGCCCGTCCAGTTGCCGGCAGCGATCGCCTGAGCGTCCCAATATGCGTGCCAGTCGCCAGACGTATTGTGCGCGCTGCTTGTTTCGTCGCGCAAATCCTGTTGGCGGTTTTCCTGGTTCGTCGTCATGCTGCTGCCGTCGCCCCCGTATCGCAGGCGCGCCATGCGGTGCCGTCGTGGAAGACCACCACGCCCGTGCCTGCGCCCCCGCCTTCGCCGTTCTTGCGGCCGTCTGAGGCATAGGCGATCATTCCGGCGGCGCCCGTCGGCAACGTGCCGACGGTGTAGCTGTCCAGCGTCATCGTCGCGACACCAGACACCTGATCGCTGTCGTTGATCGAAACGCCAGAGCCTTGCAGCTTCTTGGTATCCGTCCCGTCGGTGCGTGGCACCACGTTATCTGTCGATCCAAGCCCGGCCGTGTAGACGCTTTCGGTCAGCGCGTCTTCAAGGTCTTGAATGGTCGTGTTCCAGTCATCCGGGTCAAGTGTTTCACCCTGAACGGCGGGATTGAAGTTGTTTGACGGCGCTGTGTAGGTTCCAGATGAGCGAGCCATTACCCCTCCACGAGCTTGATGTTAGGCAGGACGGGTGCGTCCATGCGTTTGGTGATCTCATTACGCATTGACTCGGTGGCGGCCTGGTTGCCGCGAACGTTCTTGGCCGTCTCGATTGTGAGCATCGGCAGCCAGGCGATGGCGCACTGCCAATCATCAACATCCTGACCTGTCTGCGGGCTCGTGCCGCGCACCAGCGTGTACCAGGCGCACTTGTGACAGACCTTGGATACGTCCTTTTGGTGCAGCGGGCAGATTGGCCCTTTATCGGCGATCGGTGCTTTCATTAGTCTTTCGTGGCCACGATTACGTCAGCATACTGCACGGCAAAATCCAGGGCGGTTCCAGACCCACCAAGCGGAACGGTGTGGGTATGGGCGCCGTTTGATGAGGTTGGGCCGATGTCTGGCGTGTATGTCGCGCCTCGGGTTGAATAGTCCGAGTTCGCGCTATTATCGCCTTTATATGCGGCGCCAACACTGTTGGTTGGAACCGTAAATGCGGAGATTGATTCGTTTGTCATAATAAAGTGCGTGTGAGCCCCATTGCTCGCCGCCGTAAGGTTCACGTTGGGCAGGTTGGCCTGGGCAATCGTGCGGCTTGTAAACACGCTGGAAAACGCCGTTGTGCCGCCTTCAGAGCCGCCTGTGCCCCCCGAGGACACAACCCTCAAGGCTTTGTCGTTGATGGCCTCAGCGGTCCATCCTGTCGGCGCAGCGGCCTGATAGAACAGCATTGAGGTTCCGGCTGCAAAGGCGTCGTATTGCTCGCCGGAAGCGTTCTGGACGCCGGTTGAGTTGATCTGCGCGGCAATGGCACCGCCAACAGCGATCCCAACAGTGTCGGCACCAACGCGATAGATGCCGGTGTCTGTATCGGTCGAGAAGATAAGGCCGGGCGCTGCGGCCGTTCCAGCGGTGATCTTGAGCTGGCCGGTCATGGCCGCCTGGCCGTCACGGGGAAGGCTGTTCGTGACCTCTGACGCGAAGTCGGTAAAGTTGGCGTTCATCTCCGAGGATGAAATCGTCGTGCCACTCGAAAACGAGTTGGACACCGACATTGTGCCTGATCCGTTACGGGGCATCTGCCACTCCCTCTTGGGCGCCTACGGCCCCGCCTGCCACACCAGCCTCGCGCACCGTGATGCGGGACGCGATGTCCCGAAGTCGATTAACGAGCTGGTCGTTGCTGCTAAGACGCTGCATAGCGCGTTCAAACGCTTTCGGGTTGCTTTTCTTAGACAACAGGTCCGCAACCTGTTTGGCCCAGCGTTCGGCAACCGTGGCGTTCAGACGTTGAGCACCATAGGCTCCTGCACCGCCTATCAATGCGCTTTGCCAAAACCGCCACGTCGTTGGATCACCGCCGCCGAAGATCACCCCAGAACCGACGCCAACACCGCCCATTTCCATAAGTTGGCGAGCTGTCGTTGAATTTCCCTGAAGCTCTGTCACAGCCTTTTGTGCGATTGATTCTAGATGCAACCAAGCCTCAAACTCTTTCGCTTTCTTTGGTCCCATCCCTATAGCAAGCTCAGCGCGATCTTTAGCTGATTGCGCGAACTTCTTTGAAATGTCTGCGCGGTCTTTCACGCCCTCAACCTTGCGCAACAATTCGTTTGCGTAAGCGTCCCGGAAGACCTTCTGTTCCTCTTGCGTCATCT